ATGGTCTGTGTTGTCGGGAGGATGCGTGATCTGATCCTTCAACTCAGCAAAAGTTCGATTTATTCAACAAAGCCAGGGAAACGTTCAAAAGCAACCGCCGGGAAAATGAAGGCTGAAGGGCAGAAAAAAGGTTATCCGGACATGAGTCTCGATAAAGCATGCGGTATTTATCACGGCATGCGAATTGAGCTTAAAGAACCAAATGGTAAAGCCCCGACGAAAGAGCAGATCGCCTGGATGCGCAGGCTTAGAGAGGAAGGTTACTACGTCGTTCTTGCGTATGGTGCAGAACAAGCGATAACCGCCATCCTGGAATACATAAGCCTTAAAAAGGGTGAGGCTATTGAGCATGTATTGAACGGCGACAAGTGGTTGTATGCTGCTTAAAATAATAAATTAATTAGTGCATATGCGCTCTTTGATATAGCGCACATTAACATCGGGAGAATAATCGTGTCATTCAAGGCTAATTATGAATCGCTGGCATCGATCATGCCGCGTAATGAACAGGAAGCAGATGCTGTAGTGGACCCGGTAATCGCTGAAATGAATGCTCGCCTGGAGGCTGAATTTGCAGCTGAGAATGAACATACCACCCAGGGCGACTAGGACTGTTTTTTGTGTCGGTAGCGGTCCGTCACTCACTCGTGAGGACTGTGCTGCTATAGAAAAAACTGGCTGTTCAATCATCGCGGTTAACAATTCCTGGCAGATGTTCGATGACATTTATGCCTTATACGCCGGTGATTTGTCATGGTGGAAGCAATACGGATCCACCATACCGGGAGGGAGATTCCGCAAAGTGACAGCCAACCTGGCGGCGGCGAAATCATTTTCGTTGGAGTACAGGCGATATTGTGGACCGGCGGAAGGGGTAAATAGCGGCGCGCAGGCTATCAGTCTGGCTGCTGAATCAGGGGCTGAAGTAGTGGTATTAGTCGGCTATGACTGTTCTCTGCAAAACGGCCTTCATTGGCATGGCGCGCACCCTCAAGCCCTACGGAATCCAACGCAGGTGTCTATTTCAAAATGGCAACAGCAGTTCCTGGATACCCGCAAAAAACACGCAGATTTACATATTTTGAATGCAAGTAGGAGCAGTGCAATTCAATGTTTCCCAAGAATAAATTTAGAGGCAGTGATCGCGTTATTATCGTCGGCAGTGGCCCAAGCGCCGCAAACTTTGTTGCGCCGCGCGGAGTGCCGATTATAGCGGTCAATGGGGCCATCGACTGGCTTAACCGCGCTTCTTATTTTTTCACCCTTGATCCATCGCCAGACAATATGCGGCGCGTTGGTCGTGGCCGCCGTCGCCGTGGTGTTTGTTATTGCATGGCACTACCCGATGTTAAAGAACGTGAAGTCAGAGATGGCGTTCTGTGCTTCCGTCGTGTGGCTGAGCGCGGCACGGAGCCAAAAAATACGAATTCTCCCGAGTGGTGGGCGTGGCGCTGGTCCGCACATTTCGGCCTTTGTGAAGATGAGAATGAAATTGCCAGCGGCAATAGTGCATATGGTGCTCTGAACCTGGCTTTCCATATCGGATTCAAACATGTCGCCCTGGTGGGCGTTGACGCTACACAAGAACCACGCGTTCACTCCGGCGGCACGCCAAAAAATCTAAGTCACCTGCCTTTGTTATTCCAGTCTGCGCGTGAACAGATTGACGTTGTTTCATGCGGGAAAATGGGAGGTATTCCGCAGATGACTCTTAAAGAATGGCTGAAGAATACATGATGGCACCCACAATTTATCACCGTATCGACGGTACCAAATACAGGAATGTCTGGGTTGTTGGTGATCTGCATGGTTGCTACACCAGACTGATGTCCGAACTCCATCGTGTGGATTTTGACCCGGCGCAGGATTTACTGATATCGGTCGGCGACCTTATCGATCGCGGTACTGAAAATGTCGAATGTCTGGAACTATTGCAGATGCCCTGGTTCAGGGCAGTGATGGGGAACCATGAGCGGCTGATGATTGATGCGTTAAGTCCAGATGGCAACGTGAATAACTGGCTAATGAATGGCGGTCAATGGTTCTTCATGCTGGACGCTGATCAGGAAATATTAGCCAGGGCGCTGGTGGAGTTGGTAAGACGACTGCCCTATATCATTGAGTTGAACACCGGGCAAGAAACTATCGTTATAGCCCATGCCGACTATCCGGATAATGAATATCAATTCGGTAAGGAGGTGCCGCTTTTCAACGTTGTCTGGGCGCGCGAGCGTATCAGTGATTCGATGGATGATATTGGTGGCGAAATTTCTGGCGCAGATCGTTTTATCTTTGGTCACACTCCGGTGAAAAGCCCGAAGACATTCTGGAATCAGCATTATATCGACACAGGTGCCGTATTTTGCGGAAACCTGACATTGATGAAAGTGAAAGGTGATGGTGCAGCATGAAGATTGCTTTAGTTCTTCGCTCTGGTGGTGACTATAACGCTTCCGATGTGCAGTGGCTGGTTAATCAACTGCCAAAAGGCTATGAAATTATTTGCCTGACAGACCTGAAGCGTTTACATGTACCTGGCGTCAAAGTTGTCCCATTGATCAACCAGTGGCAAAAGTGCCGTGGCTGGTGGGCGAAAATCGAGTTGTTCCGACCGGATATAACCGATGATCTGTTCTATCTGGATTTGGACACGGTTATTGCCGGTGATATACGCCCAATCCTAGAGAATCCACCAACCAGCTTCACCATGCTTAGGGATTTTTACCATCCACAATATCGTGGCAGCGGTGCCCTGTGGATACCAAATAGTGTAAAAGCGCATATCTGGAGTGCATTCTGGCAAGATCCGGAAGGTTGGATTGCTCGTTGTGTTACTACTGAATGCTGGGGTGATCAGGGGTTTTTGCGGAAGGTTATGGGTGATGATACACCAGCATTTCAGGATCTGTATCCGGGATGGTTTGTAAGTTACAAGGCCGATGTTGTGGAACCTGGTTCGAAATATGCGAGCGCGCGTTACTCCAGGGGGAATGGGGCATTACCAAAAGACTGCCGAATAATCTTTTTCCACGGCAAACCGCGACCTCGCGAAGTGTCAGAGGATTGGCTTCCCCTTATCAGCTCATTTTTTTGAGCGAGAATCAGAATAATATTGCTCTAATAATTCATTATTTTTAAAACGTGATGTACACTCATCATGTTTTTTATCAGAGCAATCTACAAGGTGCACTATGTGGCCATTCCGACGGAAATATCACTACTGGCTGATCGCCTTTGTTACGCCGACCGGCGGTATCAGGCATGTCATCACCAGGTATCGCAACAAGAGACTCACCTTAGCCAGAATTTTACAGGCTGCCATAGGTGAGGGACTGGATACAAATTGCGTAGTCCTTCCACCTTCATACTTAGGAAAAATGACCGAAGCACAAGCTAATACGGAACTTTGAAATGAGCACTTCAGCACAAAACCAATCAATCGAAAATGTATCTATCCCTGATGTCCTGAATGCCGGTATTCCGGCCATTATCCAGAACATCCGGGCCGCGCAACGCCGCGTTAGTTGTGATGACCTCACAGCACGTTTTTTTGATAATGCGGTTCAGTCAGCGGAGATGCTTCACGCACAGCTTATTGATGTTTATAACGCAGAAGCTGATAGCCATAACTCCCTGGTAGATGCAGCTGAAAATATGCAGTTGGATCTCGGTCTGAAGGGTAAAGAAATTGAAGAGCTTCAGCTGCAAATTGAACATTTGAAACGCCAGCAACAGGACGCGATCGACGATGCGACGCATGACGCCAACCAGCGTGCTGATAATGCCGAACGTATAAGCATTGAGCTGGAAACAAAACTCAATGAAATGACCGCGATGGTTGAACTGCGGAACTTACAGATTTCAACGCTAAAATCTCAATATAAAGAGATCATGAAACTTGATCCTTTTAACCTTGAGAAACGCTATAACAAAGCTAAAAGCGAGCGACAGGAACTGCGTAAGCAGGTCGCCGACCTTAACCAACAGCTCAAAAAAACTATTAAAGATGCAAGCGAGGCGCGCGTGGCATTTGCTAATAAAAAAGCAGAGGTTACCGCGCTGGTTAATGAGAATGCCAAATTTGCGACGCTCAAGAAGGAAATGTATGGCATTACTGAGCGCCGTTTCCCTGCAAGCAAACTTCATCCGACGTTAGGGCAAATCTCCTTCTTCCCGCGCCTCCTGGCTTATGGGATCTCATCGCCTAAAGAGTTCAATAACGAGCGTCCTTATATCGTTTCTAAGCTGGACTTTGCTTATCAGTTCTGCTGCGACATGGGCTATGCCATTGATATCCGAATCAACGAATGGTTGATGCCAAACTTCCAGCCGTTGGCAATTTTCCGCGAGTTTCAGCCGGAAGGTTGGGTAGAGTTCTTCCATGAATTGATCTGTAAAGAGATGGAAAGCCGCCGCCCGGAATTGGTCCGTCGAGTTGAGTGGGCGCAAGAGGTTATGTTGGCAGATGCAGAGCTGCCGTTCGAACCGGAATTCATTGATGATCTGGCAACTAAAGGGCTGCATACCCTGTTTGATGTGGTTACCCGCCGTCATGAGCAGTTGGTTGTCGAATTGGGTTTAGAGGAAACTGCGGCAAGAAGACTTCTCGATGTTTGCTATGCACGTAGCGATGCATGGGAAAAAGAGAACGGCGGCACTATTTACGTTCGCTGA